AAAGGTGCGGACACAAAACACAGTGGCGGCATCGTTGAAGGGCCACCCGGTGCAGAAATCCCTGCAATCCTTCAATCAGGAGAGTTTATTCTTGACAATCAAGCAGCCGGAATGACTCTACATGGGTTACAAATTGCCAGACAAGTAATAGATGATTATGGTAGAGGAGGTGGTGGAATGGGTGGTGGATTTGTGAACAATCAGCCAGTGATTACTACTGATAATTCAACCGTAGTGATGCCTCAACCATCAAACCCAAATAGTGGATTATTCATGAGACAATTTGCAATGGATACAGTATAAAAAGGGGAGCATTTCACAGCTCCCCCTCAACCGATTATCCTTCGGCTAACTTCCTGAAATATTCAAGAGATTCATCACCACCACCATCACGGGGAATCATTTCCGGTGTTATGGTAGGTAAAGTCGGCTCAAACGGAAGGTCATCAGCTTCGACACTTGTAGGAACATTCCTGGTAGTACCAAGAACGGTATCTAGACGAGTCTTCAGGTCATCATATGACTTGAAGTTTTTCGGATCAACAAACTCCAACAGTTGATATTCTTTCTTCCACAACTCTTCCAGTTTGGCATCATCGCCATCCAAAACAGCAGCCGGTGCTTCAAATTCCGACTTGTCGTAGTTGGAGAATCCATCCACTTTCCGAATCTTCAGTTTGAAGTTTGTTCCTTCCCAAAGATCAAATGGATTTACTGGAGTTTCATCTTCAAACTCCGGATTCATCGAACCGTTCACTTTGTCGAAAATCTTCTTTCCGAACTTGAACAACCGAACCTGTCCTTCGTTTTGAGGATTGGCTGGGTCTTTCACCACCAGAATGTTTGAGATATAAGTCAATCTCCGCTTCTGTTTGCGGGCGATTTCCTTGTTTGCCTCCACGCCGGAGTTCCACAACATAGAGTTGTAGTCTGACAGGGGATCTTTCTGACCAAGAGTAGTCAGAGAGTTTTCGATGTACCATCCACCAGGTCCTTGGAACCCATGAGTGAATACACGTACCCACGGAAGATCTTCACCTTCTGGGGCTGGAAGAAACCGGATGACGGCATAGCCATTGCCGGACTTATCCAGTTCAGCACGCCATAGACGGTCATCATCATTTCTATTTGTTGAGGGATTATTGATTTTCTCGATCTCTGTATGAAGAGATGAGAGTTGGGTAGAACGGTTCTTCTTGAGCGCCGCAAACGTAGTATTGTTCGACATATTTCTCCTTATTTCGTATATCGGTGTATGTTCGTCTTATTCACTTAAATCCATGCTAAACGAGATTTAGTTGTTTTTTCAGTATGAATTTAAATCGTGTCATATCCACTTTTACAAATGGCTCATACTTAACACATTTCTTATAAAAATCCGGCCATATTATTGTTTCCTCTATTCGCCGGTTGAATTGAGGAAAAAAGTCGAGAATCTTATTTAATATTAAAAAGGACTCAAGGGAGATACGATCCGCAAGTGTAAGTCTTAATATAATTGGATGCTGTCCATCCTGAATTTTAAAAACACTGTCAAAATCTATCTCCCTGTCATTTATCTCATCAATAATGACTTTAACATCATTTTCAAAAATATATGACAGACTTTGGATTTTCTTTCTCCACATCGTATATATGTTTCTGCTTTCTTCACTCAGGGTATTTCCTATCCAGAACTTTTCCTTTGCAACAAAATTGGAAACAAACAACAACGCTACTTCATCATCTTTATAATCTTTAGAAACTTTATCAAATATGTATCTATCTCTTCTCTTTTCAAATGCACTAGAAGATGCTTTTGTCTTTCCGCCAAACTTAAAAAAGTTATAATTGTCGTTGGTAAAGTGATTCCGAACTGACAGATAAGTTCGATATACATCAAGGGGAATCATATTGGAAGTTTGGCAGTCCTTGGAAAAAAATGTAAGTCTTCTGCTTCGGTCCGTAACTTCGCTTTAATTCTACTATTAAGCATCGTAGCAATCGTTTCCGACTCAAGTTTATTCTCATCACCGTAATACAATAAAGCATCCAAATAGGACATACTTTTTGTCTTAACTATTTTTTCTATTTCATTATTAAATTGTGTAGAATCATTTATCTTTGATAATATCATTATATCATGGATATTTGATTTGTCAAGTTTTTTCTTCATTTTTTTGTATTATTAATTATCACGCTTTGGATAATATGGTTATCTCGCTGGATGACCAGGAGATGACAATTCTGCATATTTAATTCTCAACTCTGTCATTTGTTTTTCTAATTCATCTAATTTTTTATACCCATTTGCAACATCTTGATTAATTTGTGGTATTTCTGATTCTTCTACACGATGAAGTACTTTGTCTATTTCCAAGACTGTCACAAATAACCATGTAACACTTCCAATCAATGCAGCGGCAACGATTGGTAGGGCGGCTTTAAAAAGTTGGTGTTCTGCAACTGCTTGCATTGATTGTACTGGCATATCAATCCCCCTTTTTGTCTTTGTCTTCTTCGGCTCCCCCTATCACGTTATCAAGTCTTTTAAATACTTGTGTTTCCAAATGTGGTAGTAATCTAATACCACTATATCCAATAAAAAATGCTATGGCAAGGGCTGTATATACCCCAAATTCAAATTGTTCCATCAATGCCGGAATAAAAAATTCAGCAGCGATCCATCCTACAATAGCTGCAATTCCGAGATTCTTTGCTTCCTTTATCCAACCAAGCCATGTATGTACTAATCCATTAGTTAATCCTCCCATAGTAGATGCAAATACACAACACCATTTTGCGCCAAATAATGCTAATAGGGTTTCCATTTAATTTCTTCTCCTTTTATTATTGTTTTTTTACTCTTTTCTTTTTGGGTTTTAGCCCTTTTGGTTTTTTCGGTTTTTTCTTTAATTCTTCTTCTTCTGCAAAAAGAAAATCCTGTTCTATCTCTTTCTTTGATTTAGATTCTGGCCATCCAGAAAGCCATGCAGTAAATTTATCCCACAACGTCTTCATTATTTTTCTCCTTTTCAGTGTTTACTTTTATAATCAGCAATTGCTCCTTTAATAGCATCTTCCGCCAAAACAGAGCAATGAATCTTGACAGGGGGAAGAGAAAGTTCTTTAACGATGTGCGTATTTTGAATTGAACTCGCTTCATCGATAGACATACCCTTAATCCATTCAGTCGCCAACGAAGAACTTGCAATTGCACTTCCACAACCAAAAGTCTTAAATTTGGCGTCAACAATTTTTTCATTTTCTACCCTTATTTGTAGTTTCATCACATCTCCACACTCAGGTGCACCCACAAGACCAGTACCGACAGAACTATCCCTACTATCCATACTACCAATATTTCTCGGTTTCTCATAATGTTCCAATACTTTCTTTGAATATGCCATTTATTTCCATCCTAAATGTTGTTTACCGTCCGCAGGAATATCCTTTATCGGTGTGAAACTTTCGCCACACCCACAGACATGCTCATATTTAAGTCTTTTAAATATAAACCCCTGTTCTACTAAATTACCTATTTTATAGTCTACTTCCACATCTCCAATTATATCATTAAGTATATATTCATCTACTACCAATTTAACATTATTCTGTATAAAAACTAAATCTTCTGGTTTAACTCTATCTTCAACATCTAAACTATATTTCCATCCAGAACAACCACCTGAATTTGCTCCTACTCGTAAATAGGAATTTTCGATGTCTTTTTTTTCGTCTTCAATCATTTCCTTAAAAACATTTGCAGCTTTTTCAGAAATTTTAAGTTCACATCCAGCTTGGTATGTGTCCATTTTCTTCCTTATGTTCATGCATGAATGAAGTTCTACAGCCGCATGAACCTTTTGCTGAAGGATTATTAAATTTCAATCCCCTATCATTCAAATTATCTGACCAATCAATTTCCGTATCTTTAATGTATAAATGACTTTTCTTATCTACTAAAATACCTAATCCAAATGATTCAAATTCCAAATCGAATTTTCCTTTTCTACTTTCAAAATCTACCGTATATGTAAATCCAGAACAACCACCACCTTTAACACCAACTCGTACTACTGTACCATCAGAAACTTTCTGCTCTTGCATTATACTCAATACTTTATTAGCGGCCTTTTCTGTGAATGATATCATTTTTCATTAAGTTAAACTTCTTCCCTGTTCTTCTTTCGATATTGCTTCTGACTCTTTGTGTTCTGGATCGTCTTTATCCTTGAACCAGTAATCCGTTGCCTTTGCGAGCACTGCGACATAGGCGCCGACCATGATATTAATCAGGTCCCGAGATTCTGGCGGTAATGATCCAAAAAACAATAACCATATTAGAAACAAAAAAGTAAAAACTATAATCAGGGACAATGTAAATCGTGCCCACCAATTCAACTTCTTTCTTGTTTCAATCTTCTCATATTTTAAGGCTTCTATGGGATTAGTCTCCCACAATTTTTCTTCATTCATACGTACCATTTCAATCGCTGTATTTATTTTTCCATCGCCAAGTTTATCTTTATACGATTTCATTGACGTTTCTTATTAATTATACTCTTCATATTTAATTCCTTGCTCTGCAAGTAATAACTGTCGATTTGCCATGTGTTCACCCTGAATATCATCTTTGTTTTGACCATGATATCCAACTGCATAACCATTTTCACACATCCATTTGTTTATGTTAGTCCATCCGTTAAATTCATGACCGTCCGCTGTGCAGTTTATCCAAAGTTCACCTAGTACTCTGCCAAACTTACCTCTGCTATCTGATTCTGGACATCGACATTGAATTTCAATATCATCTCTGTCCGACATGACCGCCCAATGCACCCACGATTTGAGTGCCGTTGAAGAAAGTTTACCGTAGAACTTCTCTTCTAAATCCCTCGTTCTTGATTCGGGGGTGTCAATTCCAAGTAGACGAATTCTATTGCATATCCGTACATCGAAACCCAAATCAAAAACTGCATCAATAGTATCTCCATCTACCACCTTCTCTACAGCAGTTATACTGTAAATAAATTCACAAGGTTCTTCGTTTTTATATTTTGCCATTACTATCTTTTATTATAATGTGTTTATAGCAATCCATAATAAAAGTATATTTGTCATAGCCAACTCAACTGCAAGCACAGTGTGATACCACACCCATCTCGATTCATATTTTTTATCTTTCGCGAAATCAAGTTGTGCCTTCTTTTTAGAAATTTCTATTTCTTGTTCTTCTTCATCAACTGGTAACCAAAAATTTTCCCACCCAGCTTTTAGTTTTGTAAACATTTGACCTCTAAAAGTGTGGAAATGTGGAAGGTGGTCACTCCTGCGACCACCTAATCACAATGGTTTATTTTTTGACCCAAATTCCCCAAAGAACCCAAATAGCAACTAAACCAACCAATCCTTCTCCACCAAGCTGCTTAACTAGTCCAACAACTGAACCAATCACATCAATGCCAAGAAAAGGAACAGCGGCTCCAAAGATAATTTGAAGAACAACGCCTAAAGCAATCAGACTCAAACCAACATCTGTTAGTTGTCGAATCCAACCTAGTACTCTATCTACCATGAATTTTCCTCTATTAGTGTTAAAAAAAATAGTTGTTTTTTTATTCATCATAGGTACAACTTAAAACCTAATTTCTGTATAATATGGAGGGGGATTCTTCTGTTCCCAAGTGACCCCCCGAACCTACTAAGTCCTAACTCGGCTATAGTCTACGCAGCGAGTGCGTAAGAGTATGCGGAATAATCGTCATTGTTTGCGATTAGATTGTTCAATGTGGGTCATCACCCTATTTGTTCTCTTTGTTACTCTTACTAGCAATCGAATACCATTGCCGTCCCATCAACGAAACATATGTGATGATAGTGATTCTGTTTTTCAATCATATGCTTCTTTGGTGGAACGGGCGGGAATCGAACCCGCGTCTTACTTAGCTACCCTACAGGTCATCAAACAAATTCTTTATATATCTATTATTATTTATGAGTTTCACACAACCACCTCAGTCGATTCTCCCATTCTGAGGGGGTTGTTTTGAAAATCAATATTTTAGGTTTCTCTTCTTCCGCCTTTGAATATTGAACAGAAGGCATCGAATTCATTCCGGCAACCATTATTGCAATTACAACTTGTGGAACGTTTATACCTGTTCGTTCTTCAAACAATTTTGCATAAGCAGTTCCTTGTAATTTATACTTCAACAATTTAGGATGATCTTCATCTACATTCTTTAAACTTGTCTTCCAATCAATTGATGATAGAACACCATCCCATTCTGCTATTAAATCTACCGTACCAGCAACCTTTAATTCATCAGACCACAATCTTCCTTCAATCATTCTTACATTATCTACCTTTTCATCCAAAATTGGTTGAATCTCTTTGAACAACTCAATTGCATCTGGCATTGAACCATTCAGATAATTTTTCTGATTCCAGATATACTTTTCAATGACTTTATGCGCGTTTGTTCCTCTGTTGGAACTTGATCGCATAATCTTATTTGCCTTCTCTTCTCCAATGTGGTTTCTCCACTCCTGTATAGCAGCTTTGGAGAGAACATTAAGTACTGTAGTGACTGATGGATATTTGTTACCATTTGGTGTCTCGTAGTGTCGTTTACCGGATTCGTTGATTTGTACTAATTGATCAACCTCAACCAAATCATGTTTAAATGTTTTCATATTATTATTAAAAATTCAAATCCATATCCTGTGCTCCATGCACATTCCTTTTCATTCTCCTCATCATATCCTTAAACCCGTCATCTGGTTTTCTTATACCAAGACGAACTGGGTCCGCCAGACCGGATGCTGAAACAATTATTTGTTTCACTTCTCCGCCACAAACAGGACTTTCCTGCGCACAAGGAGTTTCAACGGGTTCCTTCCTTCGTGCAATAGGAAGCATCGTTTCAAATTCGTGACCGCACTTGTCACATCTATAATCATAAGTTGGCATTAGGAATCCTCCTTATCAATCCATTTATTTTCCGGATCTCCTCTATTGGGAATTCCCAGTTTTCTGCATTCTTCATGAAATAGGTCTATCTCTAAATCATGTTCTAAAGCCCTCATGTGCTTCCATTGAGGGCTCATTTCTTCTGTCCAATTAACTTCAGGCAAAAGCTTATCTAATTCATTTATATTCATATTGTAACCATTATTTTACACGTTTATAATAAAAAATATGTGTCATATCCTTGAGAAAGTCACATGGCCCTACCACGCAAGTCCATCGTTTACCATTCTTTCTATTGATACTCCACTTCTTTACTTTCTTCAAACCTTCTGGAGAAAGTATCCAACGGGTATCGGGCACAAACACCGAAATAGGACAAGACCCTTTATAAATGTCCTTACGGTTCAGCATCTTTCCATTAGAATCTAATTCCATTGAAAAGATTGGAGGGTCAGAACAATCCATTTTTTGTCCATTAACCTTTCCGATTCCATTTACAGATACCAAATATAGGCTATTACCTATTTTTGAAATATCAAGGTAAACTCCTTTTTCCCAAATAGCAAAAAATCCCTCTGTATTTTCTGCATGGGTAACTTGATATTTACCTTCAATTGTTTTACCTTCCAGAGATTTGTCTACCCGTCTTTCAACCTTTATGGGAACCACATCTCTGACAATTTCAATATCCCATTTTCTTTTAAGAACACAATCTGGACAGACACCATTGTCATCCACAGCACATCCTTGAGATATTTCACATACCTCTTCATATTCTATACCATCTTCAGTAGTGACTGACGCCGCCAAGAGAATACTTGCGGAAAACATCAATACCAAAGACCCCAATATCATTTTTTTCATAATCACCTCTTACATGATATATTAACTATACCTATATTATAACATAGTTTGAGGGTAAATGTCAAGTTTTTTATAGTCTTGCACCATAAAAAATATGTTGGTCAATAGATACCAATTTTTTTCTTTGATGTGACCATCGTGGATATTCTTCCATCCAATTAGCATGATAATGTGTACTTCCATCAGTTATATCTAATAACTTTGAATTGAGATGCCTTTGTATCATTACCTTGGCTACTCTTTGCGATTCTTCCCAAAGATTCCCCGGTCGTGGAACATCAGATTTACCATCGCAATACCAACTGAATTGGCATCTATCTCTAATAGGAAAACCATTTTTATGTTGTCTTGCCTGTTTCACAACTTCACATATCGTATTTGGATAAAAAGCCGAAGAAACCCTATTAAGTGTTACATAAGCCACAGCAACTTTACCTGCAGTAGATTCAACAGCAGCCTCGAAATATATATTTTGTCCAAGGCACTGAACCGCTTCCTCACTGGGTTTCATTTGCTGTAATGATGGAATATTTAAGTTTTCAAGTTGTAAAGATGATGAAATTAAACCATTTAAAATAATCTTTGCATTCGTTGCTTTTTGTGGTACAA